GCAACGACCCACTCAAGGAGAACTCGCCGCCGTCGCCCGACATGGACGAGGCGGCGATGGACGCGGAGGAGCCGCCCTCGCCCCCATTCTCGCCGCCCGCGGCCGACGACGACGTCTACCTCAACGACACCGTCTCGATCACGCTCGCCAAGTTCAAGGCGCTCGACATTCGCCTCACCAAGCCGCGCGACAACGCGCCCAAGGGCCACTTCAAGCCGATTGCGCCGGCGCCGCTCTCCGGCATCGCGCCAGTCATCGGCAAGCCGATCGCCATCAAGCCAGTCGTGGCCACCCCGCCGGAGCGCACGCGCTGCCTCCTCAAGAAGCCCAAGGCCTGGTTCTGTGGGCTCTTCGGCATCTAGGGTTTTTTCTTGTCTCCAATAGTAATGTCCCGCAACCCTGTCTGGAGCGCAGAACAAGCTAAGAGAGCTATTGATGCGTCAAATCAGGGACCGAACCAAGAAGTCACATCGCTTGTGCGAAGGCCTGCGTCACGCGACTTAATTTTGAGACAGAACGAGTTAACTTACGCTTCGTTTTACGTGCCACGTGTGAACCCGGGATGTGCACCGGTGTACGTCGGAGCGCTCTTCGCCAAGGTTGACCTGCCCGCTGGTGCTATCATTGCAAAGTACGAAGGCAGAGAATACCCGTGCGACAGCCGCAACAAAAACGCAATATGGAATCAACTTGAAAACACACAGTACCTTTTGACGCGAATAAACGAGAAGGACAGGAGAAAGAGGATCGTGGTTGATGGCAACCCGATATGGGGTGGAATCGGTGGGTACGCCAATTATTCCAAATCACCAAACATTCGTTTTTTAGACTGGGCAGAGGAGTATCAAGATGAAAGAATAGGAGGCGTTTATCTTAAAACCACCGAGTTCGTTGAGCGGGGCACTGAACTTCGCGTAGACTATGACTTGGGATCGGAAGGAACCCCGTTTCTGACGCAGATGCTGCAAGATTGGCCTGATTGCATCCCGCAAACTGAACTCTACGAGCCACACTACCGCGCACTTCGATACACGACGCCGCCCAGAACTGCGCTTGTGTCTGAAATGTTCAACATGTTTGGTTTTTATGGAGGTGTTTATTGATAGTTCTTCTGAATAAGTTGGTGCCTCATATGCTTTACCTGCCATTTTCAAGCGCCAAGTACGGCCGCCGGCCAAGACACGCACGTGACTGGGTCTTACTACCCGCACTCAACCAGCCACTCTCTAGGCAGAGGGGTATTTGGCACTACGCGCGCGCACTCTTCAATTTCTGACACTCAAGTATGCATGGTGAAACCCACGTTTAAGGCTGTGATCGACCTCGATGCTGTGCCAGAGAAGCCTGCCCCCGAGGTGCCGCCGGGCGCGCCGCCGCTGACCCGTCAAGAGGCACAAGTGGTTGACGAGTCGTCGAGCACAAATTCACTTAGCATTGAAGAGGCTAAGCCCAGCCCACCGCGCCCTCCGATGGGCCAGCCTGTGCCTATGATGTGTGACGCCTCTACCTGCGCTAACGAGCCATACGACCCGGTCTGCCTCTTCCAGGCCCTCTTCGGCTCCTTCCTGGCCGGCGCAGCTGTGGGTGGACTGCTGGTCTATGCTTTTTCTAGTTCTGAGTATGAGGTGGTCGACTGATGAAAACTACTTTCCTCGTGGTTCTTCGCACGGCGGCTGGAGAAAATGCTCTGACGGAACACGAGGGGCTTGCTAGCGAAACGTCGCAGGCTCTTGAGTGGATCTTCAGTGACGAGGACAAGGTGGCGGCGCTGTACAGCTGCAAAGGTGACATGGAGCTGGTCAGCGTTGAGTGTGAGCTGACAATTGAAGGCAGTGACTTTGTGGCCAAGTGCCTCATCGACATTGAAGCTTCGGCCAAGGTGCAGCTCTCCAAGAACAAGATAAGCGAGTACTTGCAAGAGCGTGGCATGTTCTCACCAGCCTGGAAGCTGGAGAAGCGAATTGTTAGTGGGAAATGATAGGGTGTTTTGTGCAGACATTCTTAAGTTTCGCTCCCATATTGCTCAATCCACAAGCCCTCGATACATACCCACTCAGAATCAGGTGCGGACGCACGCCATTTACGCTTGCTCGGCGGCTTGTACTTTCTTTCTGATTCTGTAGTATCGACCATGCCAGTGACACTCTACTGTATGACTACTAAGAAGAAGTTCGACGTCGAGAACCCTGAGGTTATAGTGCTCAAGAACGGTAGGTTCGCGTACCGAGCGATGTGCCCCTCCAAGGGCAAGGACGGGAAAGATCTGTATGCATTCAAGTTTTGTAGCAGTCAAGACCACAAGCGCTACACTGACAGCCTCACAAGTTCCAATGTGACCGCAGAAGAATGCCCATCTCAGCCCGAATCGACCGCGCCTACCGCGGAGTGAGGGCAATACAAGCCCTCACGCCCAAGACGGGCCAGCAGTGGAAGTACAAGGGTGGCTCTGTGCAGCGCGCGCCAAGCGTGAACCTAGGTGGAGGTTCGTATACTGACCATATGCACCCAGGCGACAAGCTGCCGCGGCGCTACCAGGAGTCTAACTTCTTCGTGACCATAAACACAAACAAGGCACCCGACGGTGAGGTTGAGACGGCGAGCGCGGTGTCACACTGTGAGCAGATGCTGTCACACCTCTCCACGACCCGCACGCTGAGCAGAATCCTGCGCTTCGGCCCTAAGGATCAGCACTACGCACAAGACCGGTTCGATGACGTGATAGCTAACGTGGACTGGCAGTCCAACGTAGAGATAGGCGACCAGCAGGGGCGCGTGCACGCTCACATATGGCTCACTGTTCAACACTACTCACAGATCCAGATCGACATCGCGAAGTTGACAGAGGAGGCGCGCGTGAGTTTCAACGCCGGTCTGTCGCTTAATAGCAAATTGAGGGTAACAAACCCTTACGTAAATGTAAAGCTCCTACCACAGAGTGACTTCGCTAATATCATGCGCGGCTACATGCGCAAGGCCGCTAGTAGTCGCTCTTAGGCGCAAAGAGCGTCGCGTGCTTTATGACCGAGTCGTATGACTGCTTCATTGGGGGCGCCCCCCTGCGCCACCCCTGCTTTGACGGCTGCTTCTCCCACGGGACTGCCGACTGGCGCAGCGCCTGCTGCTGTGCCTTATCTAGGCGAGTCCACTCGCGCTCGTCCTGTAGGCACTGTAGGTACCTCTGCGTGCAAGGGTTATTTCTTAGCCAACTCAGATATTTGCTATTTGACGTTGTCCTAGGGCTCGGTGGGGGCGTAGAAGGCTCGTCCTCGTCACAGTCTGCCCAGCGCTGCATTGCACTACCACGCCATGCGTTTAGAAAGATTACCGGCGGCTCGGCTCGTCGGTGGGCCGGTAGGTAAGCGGCTGCCCGCGACATTCGCGATAAAAGCCGTGCATCTCGGCCGCGACAACGAGCTCCTTGCCCGTCGCTGGGGGCATCACAGCGCCCTTCGCAAGCTTGCCCGGCTGCTCCGCGCAATGCGAGACGCTGGCCTCGAACTGCGCGACCGAGCTCTGCATTTCGCCTTGGAGCTTCTGCCACTCGTCAGTGCCGATCCCGGGCGTCGGCTTGATTGCCGCCGTCGCGCGCTTCTTCTTCTCAAAGACCTGCTCGTATGTCTGCTTCGTGAAGTGCACGTAGCGCGGCGCGTGGAAGAGGCTTGGCTCGCGCGTCTTGCAGAGGATGAGTAGATCTCCGTGCACCTCGCGCTTCAGGATCTTGGACGCGGTCGCGTTGCGCGGCAGGCCGTTGGGGTGCGTGTGGTAGCAGAAAACCGCGTCGCACTGCTTGAGCTTAGGCCGCTTCTGCACGTCCCTGAAGAAGGAGGGCACTTCTTCCTCGCCCCCGTCGCGGGGAAGCATGTAGGGCGTGCTTAGGTACTTCTCTATCGGGTAGTGCCAGCTTTGCACGCCGGTGTGCCACGGAACCTTGGCGCGCGCTGCAGGTGTCTTGTCGAGCTCGGGGGTCAGAATGACCTCAAACACGTCCCCGTTTGGGCTGACCTTGACGCCTGTAATCGGGTGTAGTGACGAGCACTTGGCCGCATAGGCGTCTATGGTCAGCTTGCCGCCGAAGTGGTCCAAGTTGGAGTAGTGGAGCTCCTCGGGATGTGGGAGCGCCACCCCGCCCGTCACATCGAGCACGTGTTGGTTGACTTGGTACACCTCTTCCGCGGTCATCCTGCCCTCTTTCAACAGCTCCTGCGCATGCGCGACAACCGACTCGAAGTTGCAGTAGGAGCCCTTCTTCGTGAGCTTGCCATTCTTCATCAGAGGCATGTAAGCATTGCACTCGGCCATTGGGTAGCCCGTCCAGTCGCATGTGTAGTAGACTCGGTCGTGCAACTTGCGCTTGCCCATGGCGCCCGTTCGTGTGGGATTTATGTGTAAGTTTCCGGGAAATGGCCGTCGATTTCTTTAAATCATATCATACAAACGCTGCACTGTATAGTTGTCGTTGAGTGGACCGTTGCCGTTGCGCCGGGCCAAGGGCTGCTGGCCGTCGTGCCGCCAGCGAGTCGGGTCAAGGGCTAGCTCTGGGTTCGGCCCGCCACCAATGCTGGCATTTTTGAGTTCGCCTACACTGGCGCTGGCGTCGTTCTGCAGACTGTGCATCAGCGCTACCGCGCCTGCGACCATAATGATCTGGCCAAGAGTGTCGCTCATCTCGACAAAGCGGCCGGAAAATTAGTTCTGGTGTACGCGAGCGCCACGAGTTCGCTCCGCCTCGCGCATCTCGGCCTCGATGTCACCAGTGCTCTTCTCAACAAGCTGGCCCGATCGCAGAAGCTGCGAAATAGATGGGAGCTTCCCGAAGTTGCGGCTATCACGCGGCGCCCCACGCCACGACCGGCAGCCGAGCAGGTCACGCGGCTGCGAGTAGAGATCACTCTTGTTGATCTCTGCAACTGATGGTATATATGGAGTAGGAAATGGGTTGCGAGTCGTCTGCTCCCAATTTTGAAGTTCCTTAACTCGCTGTGCGTCGTAGAAGCGGCCGCGATCGGCGCTCTTTACGTGCCCGTCGTGGCTGTCGTGGATCCACTGCTTTGTCAAGGGTGGATCAACAGTCATCGTGTGCCCGCCCCAGTCCACCCACTGGTCGGGGTGAGCGTCTGCCTTACTTGGCGTCTCGGCTGCGTGCATGTACTGTCTATACTCATCTGCGTCGAGGTGCACAGAGCCCATATCACATCTGCTTCTCTAGAAAGTCTTTTTCAAGAACCTCAGCGGGTTCAGCATCAGCCTCTTCAGGCTCGGTGACTGCTTGCTCTAGGTTGCGCTGGAAACCTTGCTCATACGCCGTGCCAGTGTTGGCGCCCGGACCACCAAGTGCAGCTGGCCGCTCCGACGGTGTAGTCAGGTGTTGCCTTAGAGGTGTTGTGCCATACACAAGCACGTAGACAGCAGCTAATCCTATAACCACGAATGTCAGCATACTAGTGCTAGTCGTTCAGAATAATCTAAGTGGGGTTTGCTATGGGCAAGGGCCAGAGTAAGCCCGCTTACAAGCCAGAGAAGTTAGGCACGTACAGCGGCATAGATATCATCCCGCGCAACTTCGGGGAGTGGTGGCAGGAGAACTTCTACATGAACGCAGGTGAGCGATTCACGAACAGGCTTATTACTGAACGCCAGGAGCAGATCAGAGACCAGTTCACAGACGACACGAGACAGGCAGAGTACGACATCTTCATGGGTCTGTGGGCTAAAGACGGGGAGTTCACGAAGTCGTACACTGGCTCTGAAGAGATACTGACCTCTGATAAGTGGCCCGAGAGCGTCAAAGAGGTCAGTGGTGTCCTAGAGAGCAGCTTCAACATATTTAGAGCGAACCACAACGCGGTTCTGCGCACCTACAAGGAGTTCCGAGACGAGCACGGTGTAGTCAGCAACCCCCATGGACTAGGGGACCGTGTTAGGCCAAGGTGCGCTCGAGACGGCGGCACGTGTCCAGAGTGGAATAAGTCCTTCAGGGAAGAGTTCGAGGGCGACTTGCCCGTTGACATTCGGCAGTTGGAGGGCGAAGGCCTCGACAGGTTCAACAGGTACATGATGATGAGGGGTGAGGAGAATGGCCTGGCGAAGGCCATGCTTGTGACGGATATGATACCCTTTGTGGGTGGGATAGTCCGTTCTGCTGGCTGTGCTACGGCCAGGGACGCCGAGGTCAGAGCCGACAACTGTAAGTGGGCAAGAAATGACTTCCTTATAGACGGAGCGGCTGAATTGATTGGGCCTTTAGTACGCGTCGCAGGAGCGGGCGGACGCGCGGTTTACGCTGCCGTCAAAGGAGGGAGGGTGGCGGCTGGGGATGCAGTACACGGGGCTACGGATTTTGCGCGTGGGCTCGAAGGTGCGGGTATCCATTCAGCGGAAGGGGTTGGGGAAGTGGCGCCAAGGCTCGAAAGTGATGCTGAGAGGGTAGTTAAGCCCGAGCCTCCCGCTGGCGTGTCGGGGCCACCTAAGTCTAAGGCCCCCGCACAGAAGCCGAAGCCGACGCCAAAGACTCGCATGCCAGAGCCCGGGCCACCTAAAGCCCCGGTGCCAAAGAAGGCGCCGAATCCAGTTAAACCCCCCAGGTGGAACGCGCAGATCCTGAAGGCTGGAGGCAAATACCTTCCACACGCTGCACTTATAGGTGCTGGAGGGGCTCTTGCGGGGTACACCATTGCCAATGACGATGGGGACCTGCCTGGGGATGTCGGGTGGCATGATGATACGATCGTTGTTGGCGACCAGCCGATAGCCCCGGATGTGAAGTCACACATTCCCGGCGAGGACGACCACGTGTCGTACAACCCCGACTTGGAGTTTGCTGCGCCAGACGACCTTTATACTGTCGACGTGTCAGCTGGCATGCACAGCGAGCACATGCTCGAAACTGTCCTCCTAGTGGCACTGACCGGCGCCACGCTCTACTACGCGTACAGGCGAATGAGTTAAGCTCGTTTAAAAAGAGTGTACCCTTCGTACACAACAAAAATGGCGCCCATAGTGATAAGCAGTGTCGCGCCCCCTACACCTACGGCCTTGGCGATCGGTGAGTTTGCTATAGAGTTACCCAGTTTGTCTAGCTCAGCCTCCGCGAATTTCTCGGCATCCTTCAGTGCGTCTACAACTGCCTTCTCGCCGTCTTTCAGGGCTTGACCTATATCGAGCTGCGAAAGTGCGATACCACCACCAACACCAAGTGCAACGGCTCCTATGCCGGCTCCTACTTTCACGGGGTTGCGCACAATGTACCCTGGGATACCGCCCGGTTTTGCAGGCTTCGGCGGTGCGGAGTGTGTTGGTGCTGCCCGCGCGGCCTCAGCTTCCTCACGAGCAATCGCTCCTTCAGCTGTGCGAGATACGCCTCCTCCCTCCCGTACCGCACCAGTAAGCTCGTGAGTTGCTGGTGTATGTGCGGCGGCCGAAACTCCATCTGCTACTGCATGGTCCGCCTCGCGAAAGAATATGCGCCAAATGGAGCGCGACATACTAAACTAGACGTGGAAAAAAGTTAGGTAGCGTAGATTGTGCTGTAGCCAGTACTTGTGGGCGGGGGGTTATATAGAAAATCAAAGATCGCCACCCGACTCTACCTTCACACTTGCATTCATCTTGCTCAGTGCGTTTGCGATGCGAGGGTCGCCACTGTTCGCGCCGTGCACTGTCATGATCACAGAGCCAAGTGCGAGAGCAAGGCGCATCTCCGGGCCAAGGTACATTGACGAGCCGTACTTGATAAGCAGCTCGTCGACGATGGGCTCAAATTGATCCATGTTGTCCTTGGTCACCTGGCCCAGACCGTTGAGGTTGAGGCCAAACGGGTTGAAGACGTCTCTGTGCACTGCCTCGACGATGCACATGGAGCCGTGGAGCAGCATTGGACCGACCCCGCCGCCCTTGTCCCCAGAGCCGAGCTGCTTCTCGTAGTAGTGCAGCTCGTCGTACAGCTCGTCGGCGCTCGACTTCGAAGAGACGTTGTTCCGCTTCTTGAGGTGCGGGAAGCGCTCCCTGTACGCCTCAATGCGGTCGATCAGGTAGGGCTTGTCGACTTCAATCGGGGCCGCTGCGGGTGCAGCCGCTGGAGCGCGGGGCTTGGGGGCAGGCGCTTTGGGCGCCTGTGTGCTTGCGGCCGCCAGCCTCTGTTCCTTAGCCTGAAGCCGAGCCTCCTTGGCCAACTCTGCCTCTGTGGGTGCCTTACTACTCTTCGTGTTCTTTTTCGCCTTCTCTTCCGCAATTGCGGCCGGGTCGAGGCCGCCCATCATCATCGGGTCAGACGGGCCACTCATAAAAGATATTTGCTGTATACTACTCGTTAGATTTATTGATCACATCACGAAACAACTCCATATAGCGCCAAAACTTAGGGTGCAAGTCCTCACGCGCCTTCACCGAGTGCAGCAGGCACGAGACCGCATGCGCCATCTGTGCCGCTTCGCTGTCGAGTAGCTGTACCAACCCAAGCCAGTCACGGTTGGCAATGATCGCTGGTTTGCCTGCAATAATCTGCGCTAGCATGACTACCTCAAGCTCAGTGCGCCCCTGTGCGAACTGCACTGGGCTGATGGCGAGATCACCCCCGCCCACTTCATTCTCAATCCATTGCGCCATGTTGCACAGCTTGGTCTTCAGGAAGGCGCCGACCGTCTCGCTCATGTGAAAAGGAACGTGGCGAGAGCTACCATCGAAGGGAGCAGTAGAAAATGTGTGGTCGTTGCGTCTAGCTCCTGGGAGAGCAAAGAGAAGGGTCTCATGCTTCCGTCCTCTCGGAAGGCGGCCGCCGGCTTTCCTGCGATGTAAAGCAGCCCGGCTGCTGTCACGCCTGCGCAAAACGCACGGCTGCTTGGCTGACCTAGCCCACACTTCACGAGGATGCCGCGCACACCGTCCACTGTTTCGACAACGGCGGCCATACTTGCTTACTGCAATGTTAGAAAGTCTAGCCGATACTCGCCGGGACCGGACGCCGTCTCCCAGGATCATAGGCGGCTGCCCCGACTGGGGCAGTCGATGTATCGGTGTTATAAAGGGCCTTTGCGTACGCTTCCACATTGCGCTGGTTGCTGAGTGGCTGGTTCTCCTGGTCGGACAAGGTCCAGTCATCTGGATTAGCTGGCTTCTTGCCATATTTTGCACTGGCGTATGGCAGCCTAATACCTCCCGGATTACGAGTGTCAAGGCCCCAGTAGAAGGGAGAGAGGTAGCCAGCAGTGTACTGATGGTCGACACTCCTTTGGTCTGTCAGATTTGGACCTGATATCTTGCCCTGGTCACGCCAGTAGAGGAAGAGCAGGTCATCGAAGGTGTTCACGCCCCACTGATCAATCATCTGTGAGCGGATTGCGTATTCGTAGTCGGTCTTAATTTGCTTAATACGGCGCTCGATAAACTGTGGGTAGATCTCCATGAGCTTCGGCATATTACCGGGCTTGCGCAGGTCAAAGAATGTGTTCACGTAGCGGTCGAGGTCCGCAACCTCTGCCTGGTCTTTCATGTACTTGACATATTCAACCTCCTCGTCCGTAATAGGATCGGTACGGATCACGCCAGCTTTATTGCCTGCTTCAGACTCGCGGATCGCGTTGCGGACGATCTCGCGCGTCGCAAGGTTTTCCTTCTGTGCAGTAGGAACACTGTACTTGACGGGCATGCCCTCCGTCAGGTTGTAGTCCTGTGGGACCTGGCCCGGACGAGGACCGATGCCAGGCCCCCCATTCGCCTGCAACAGGTTACCGATATCCTGCTGGCCGGGCACTGCTGGCGGAGCGTAGCGCTGGCGGTGGGCCAGCTCTGCTGCGCTGAGGCTCGTACCAAATGCACGACCGGTGTCCGGTGGAGCGCCCTGCTCCCCAGCAGCATTATACAATTTCATAACGCTAGGTCCTCCCACGTCCATACCCATGGTTATTCACAGCACTGACCTCAGAAATAATAAAGCTTAGCGGCTACTAGTGAGCACCTTGAACCATAAGTGCAGTTTGTTCACCCTAGCTGGCTCGCCATTCATGTTCAGCACCTCTACTGTCAGCGTCTTCAGTGGGTGTGCTGAACTCACCACAGCGGTCGCAATTCCTGCAGGGTCGTGCATCTCGTACTCCACTGCTCCGAGCGGCCTGTGCACGGAGTTACCGGCGCTGATGACTGCGAATCCGTTGTGGACTCCAGGCTTGTTGCTAAGTAGCCCGCCCCCTCCCTGCAGTTCCTTAATCCGCAACGTGTAGTAGTCTTGCGAGCGCAGATTCAGGTCGAGGTAGCCCGGATCTGAGCTCCGGATATGATAGCCAACTAGAGTGATGCGGCGCACGTCCGAGATTCCGCGGTCGAGTGTCAGCTTAAGCTCTGACGTGGCTGGGTACCTCATTCTGTAGACGTGATGCGGCACACTTATGTTTGCAGTATTAGGTACATTGTTCCGAACCGCGACATGGTTGACCAATATTTCTCCTCCTATGCTGCCTTCTGGTTCAGATGTTAAGCGGAGTCTGACACTAGTGGCGTCAGCCGTAAACGTAAGCCAACTATAGAAGTTTATGTACCATTTCTCAGAATAAGCAGCTGGATTAATAGTTACCGATTGCAGGGAGCTACCAGAGGCTGTAGAAAACGCTTCTATTGTAAGAGTCGCTACACCATTCGCTTGAACACTACCTTTAGCAATCCTTGTGTCCACCACATACTCGTGGCCTTCAATAACAGTAAAAATTTGCTCTATGTAGGTTCCATTCCCTAAGCCGAGGTTCGGATCTTCTGCCTCTACATCCTGATCGTACACCCGAAGGTATGGCCCGCTTGAAGTTGCATTAGTTGACCATCCATCCAGTGCTGTTATTATGGCCCCACTTGTGGATGGGAGAGAGCCCATTCCAAAGTAAGCATTCGCTATATTGGGATCAGGCGTATCCAAGTGGGTAAACTTATTTGCGTGTGTGATTTGAATTGGAGTGGGATGCCACCAAGTTGCTCCTACAGCCGGCAAGTAACTCGCGAGCTGCGTAGCGTTAAGCGGGGTATTTACCCTATACATATATTTACCAGTTGGGTTGTGACTTGTTCCACTTGAGGCACCGGCAGCATTAAGAGATACTGTGGGTCCAATCTGGCAAGTCGTGCTGAGACCATTGTAGACGCGTTTAATCGGGCCCACAACCTCGAGGATAGTCACATAGTCAGAAAAGCCCATCTGACCATTGTTGTCTGCGGGTGAGCCTACGCGTATGGTGTCACCAACGCTGAGCAGGCCAGCATACGATGTACTAGACTCCATATTTGCAGGCGCAAGCCACACAGTCGATTGATCCACAATGCTGCACTCCAAGTCCCGCCGCGTTACCGAGAGCAGCGAAAATTCAGAATAGTCCCCATCGTTGATTGTAACGAGCGCTTCATCAACCGTTTCGTCGTGATTCGTCAGGAAGACTGCATGTTCTCTGAAACTTCCACTTGAGGACATATGCACTCGAGAGCTTGGAAAATGGACCAGCACTTCTTCCAATGCGAGTAGTACAGCACGGTGACAATGCAATGGTGGTGGTCACTGCTCAGGGCGATGTGGACGCTGCTTTTGCTGACATGGAGCACCTACTTGCTTCAGAGGAGCATGCCAGCAAGTGCGACGGCCGCAGCTGTGCTAGCTGCGGCGGTGGCGAATTCGTCTACTGTGGGTCCGGTACGCCACACCCCGGATCCCGTGTCTGTTCAGCTTGCGGTGTGGTTCAGAGCGGCAACGTATACTTTGAAACTATGTATGGCAACTTTGTTCCTACTCGGGGAAGCAATTACAAGCGGATCCACCACTGGCATGAGCGCATTAGCCAGCTGTTTATACACGAGTCTGAGATTCCGAGCGAGCAGATGCTGCTCATTGCTGAGAAGCTATGTGACGGCTCGCACCAAGTGCTCAACAAGGACTCAATTCGCACAGTACTCAGATCTCTGAACATGCAGCTGTACATCGAGAAGTGGCTGCAGATCATCTACCGCATCACGGGCGTGCGGCCGCCGCGCCCGGGCCCACTCCTCGTGCAGCAGCTCGACAATATGTTCCACGAGCTGCAGCGGCCCTTTGACGCCTTCAAAACGCCAGGGCGCAAGAACTTCCTAAACTACAACTACGTGTTTCGGCGCCTCTTCCACGTGATCGGCTGTGCGAAATTCTCCATGTTCTTCCCCCTGATTAAGTCACAAAGCAAGCTGAAGGCGCTGGATCGGATGTGGGAAGCCATGGCAACGAGTCTCAACTGGGAGATCACACCCCTGCAACCGGTGCCTTGCTTTTCTGTACAGCTTGCAGAGCCATCGTCTTTGCTATCGCGCTTAGCTTCGCAATCCGCGCTGCAAAGTCCGGTTGAGCGGCCAATAGTGTCCCTGAGAACAGAATGCCATAAGTGGGATCGGAGGGCGACATTCGAGGACCCACAATTGAAATTGCCGCGCCCGTCAGCCCCGCTTGCACCAGAGCTTCAAAAGCTAGGCTTGAAGCGGAGGCGCCTTCGGTGAACCTAGGAATCATGCCCTCCACGAGCGCGCCAAGTAGGGTACCAGCCGCAGCCTGTGTAACTGAGACTTGAATAGAGAGAGCAGTGGACATTGCGTACATAAACTAGAAAAAGCACCTATCCTACATCATCTGATTGAATGGCGCTGGCATGATATCATCTACAGTCATGAGGCGGGAGTATGAGCCGGGCCCCTCTTGCGGTGGGATGTCACTTCCCTCGCCCGATATTGCGCTCTGCCAGTATTCCTTGCTCCCCATTGCAAACTCACCCGGGTCAACTGCCTTCCACCACGCAAAGAGCTCTATTGGATCGACCTTCTTCTCTGGGCTAGTGTCAACCACTAGCACCTCGTTGTCCTCTGTGTACGCATCCAACATTTGCGCAAAGGCGTCCTTAGTTAGCGAGTCTGCGAAGTCCTCCCATAGCGCTTCACGCTGTCTCTGCTGGGCGCACTTCATGAGGAAGGCGTAGTCGGTGTTACCACGCAGCGTTGGTGTGATGGCCTTCGCATATTGCGACGTGATCATCACGAATAATCTGTAGTGCCGCCCAGCTACAAACAACTCCATGAGGTTCTCATCGTACTTGAGACGCTGATCCGAGATCACGTCATCGAGCAGTACGAAGAATGGCGCCTTCTCATCCTTCTCCTCCCTGGTCAGGGAGTTGTCGTTGAGTATGTCCTTCTGTCTCTTAAATACCGCGTCTAGGATTTCTGGCTCATACTTGGGGTAAATGTATTTACTCGGCACGTATTGCCGCCAGAACTTGTTAAGCTCATCGGTTTGCGAGATCACAATACCAGCTGGAATCTTGTCCCTCATGAGGTACATAATATTGCGAAGTAGCCACGACTTACCAGTGCGGCGCTTACCGATCGCAACGATCGTAGCATCAAGCTTGATCTCTTCTGGGTCAAACTCAAGCAGATCAGGCAGGCATACTTCCGCATACAAGTCTGAGGCTAAAACAGGCATAGTGGCATGCTTGCCGTAAGTGGTTGCCCTTGGTGCTGCATCTGGAGGGGCTGTCGACACGCGTGGATTCGTCTTACGCTCCGCACTGGGCTTAGATTTGTAGTCAGGTGGATTGCTCATGTCTTTTTAATATGAGAATAAATGGAGCGCTAGTCAGAAAACTGTTCGCCACACACGAGCACCGTTGCGGGGCTCTCGTACTCCCTCGCAAAGTCGTATTGGAAGCTCCCGAAGATGGGCACACTGGTCTTGGCCTCGAGCTTGGAGCGCTGGCAGATGACGGCCACATCCTCAAAGCCCCAGTGGATGCCGAACTTGTCTCCACCAACGCCGGTGTACACTTGGTTGGCAAAGATGGTGGCTGCCACCACATCCCCAGGGCTAACTATGCCGTTCGGGACAACGGCGCCATTCGAGTCGCAAATGGTGATAGCGCGCTCAAACTTGCCCCCCATTCCGTCGTTTGCGTACTTAGCGCTCGATGCGTTCACCGTGTGGCCAATAAGGGAGCCACTCATCTTGTCGTACTTAGGGCGCACCGTGCGAATCTGCAGCATCTTGACCTCCTCGCGGGAGAGGTTCTTCCGGCCGAGGATCTTGAGCTGCTCCCCATGCACAAAGTCGAGCAACTTCTCGTCAATGCTGGTCAGCATCTCGGAGAAGGCCTTGTACTGCGCGTTGTCGACGCCGTTGATCTGTGCGTCGGTCAGGTCGAGCGAAAACTTAGCCTTTGTCACGTCAGCCGGGCCGTACATCGTGCCGAAGTTACCGTCGCCAGTCACGCGCGGCCAATTTGTCACACACGCGGGCGTGACCATGCACACCTCTGTCATACTCGGCGTCTTCAGCATGCTGATTGTCGGCTTGCCGCTTCTGTCCTGTCCAAGAGAGAAGGCGAGGTTGTCGGCGTTGAGCTCTTGCCAGGGCGTGTAGTCGCGGGACGTGTTCTTCATTGGTAGAAGCGGGCTGGGAGAGGCTGTAGGCGCGTTCCTGTAGAGGTGGTTAGAATATTGAGTGTGTCGATACTGGGCATATATTGCCACGTATCCTGCTCCTTAGGCAGGAGTATTGAGCCGGCCTGTGTCTGCACAGCTTCCCCACGCGCTGCGATCGGATCGGCGAGGCCCCGCAGCGTCATCTTGGCTGTAGAGGCTACCTTCTTGCTACCAAAGGATGGAATTAGGCCGTCGTCACGACGCGACTGCTCTTTCGAGCACCAGGCCGGACCATAGCCAATGTCGTAGGTAGGCACTGTTCCAAGGTATGGCTCACCTTTGTCGGCATTAGGAGAGCGGGCTGCAAACTCGTTCAGACACTGACCAAAGACGTGCTGTGCCATCTCAACACTCATAAATTAGATTTTCTTTTCAATAGCACAGGGAATGAGACTGCCAACCTGGCTACTTCAGCGGCGTAACCCAGCTTGGCTGCAGCACCAACGGCGCTCCCTGCCCCAGTGGCTATACTCCGTGCGCTACCCCGTACCAGGTAGAGTGCAGTACTACGGCCGAGCTTATCGGTACCACTACTGGCATCTACCACGGGGTTAGAACACGCCACGCGGCCGCTTCAACGGCGGCTCATCCTCGTCCTCGGGTTCTGGGCTCGGGGGCGGAAATGACGGATCTGCATTAGCCCACACCTTGTAGTTGATGTGAGCACGCATGCTCCGCTCAATGCAGAAGGTGATGTCGCTCTTCTGGGAGTGAGAGAGAGGCGGCGGTGCCGACATGTTGGCCTCCATTGCGGCATAAATCTGACCGTAGTAACTGAGGAGGTAGTCAAATGCAGCCGCATCGCGCGTCACGCGGTACACAACTGACCCTTCTGGGCACCAAGAGATGAAGTCGCACCACTCCCGGTTGCAGATCTCAAGCAGCGCATTCATCTGTAAGTAGTAATGCGCCGGGATCTCCTTGTGCAGGCGGCCCCCGCCCTTCTTGTAGTAGTAAGGACACTTAGCCTCCACCATACCCATGGCCCCGACAAGGCCGTCGGGTGAGCCGGCAATCCACGGAATTGTAGGATGCACGTGCAGACCGGTTGCGTTCACCACGTTCCCGGTCAGTGTTTGGTAGTCTAAGAGTGCATTTGCCTCGTTGTCCGTGCCCCACCGCGTCGCGTCATTGCCCTCAAAGGTGTCGGTGCCTTGTGCACGGCGGAAAGCTTCAACGCGGGATGTATAGTTTACAAGTCCCAATAAGGCGCCTAGATTCGATGCGGTCAACTTGCCACGCCGGGCAGCGCGCCATGATTCGCTTCGTTGTTGCCCCTCCATACTTATACATGTGTCAGAATAAGGTGGATACAATTATCTGATGAATGTCTATTAATGCCGTGGAACTGGACGGCGCCTAGTTCAGCTCGCGGCACGCCGGCTGAAGCAGCTCAGCCGGGAGCTTGGCCGCAATATCAGAATGAAGTGTTACTCAAGACTCTACAGCAGCGCGAGAAGGCTGCAACTGGACTGTCAGAGGCTGCGAAAGGGACATATCTCGACAAAGCGTCGCGCAACTTTGAGGAGGAAGCAGACGAGGCGCTGCATGCTGAATTTCAGGACTGGTTGCAGGGTAAGCATGACGCAAATGTGAATAACGATCTCTACCTGAACAACGTAGACGGTGCCCCTGTGCGCAGACACATTTACGGGCCAAAAGCTGGGCAACCTTATGATGGGTGGCATCATACACCCTGGCGTGACAGACAGCTGACGCATTTGTCGGGTGTTCGCGACCACTTGCGCGCCCAGGCGGCGGCGAAGAACGAGCACGAGCTTCAAATGAACTTCCTTGCTGAGCATGGGCCATCTAACTTGCAAGAGGCGTGGATGTACTTTAAGCACTGGGTTAAACAGCGTCCGCTCAAGCTTGGCCCCCAAAGGGGGCTGGGTGAGAGCGCATATGATCTTGGCGAACGGTCACGCGGCTTCAATTTGCCACCGAATGAGGCAGGGTATCAGCAACAGCCCTCTTGGCGCAACACAGATGGGCCACTTACAGGACCACGTATCCCACCCGCCAAGCCATACCCCCCCCCACCAGAAGATGATGACGATGACAGCGATAGGCCGAGTGTTGATTATGGAGAGGACGAGAAGGATGAGGAGCTCCCCTCGCCGCAGTCGGACGGGGAAGAGGAGGCTCGAATTGCGGAGGAAGTTAAGGACGTTGCAGAGTCGTTTGTGGAACGAGTCGTCGCTGCAGCAAACATCGCAGAGGAAGCAGCGGAGGAGGCGACAGGAGCAGCTGCCAGTGCAGCCGTGGAGAATCTGAACGAAGCTGGTCTTCCCGAAGCAGCAGAGTTTGTTGACGCTGAAGAGGCGGAAATTGCCGCTCGAGAAGAACTTCGGCGTCAGCTAGCCGACTTTTCTGCGAAATACCTGGACATCCCGAGCGGCCTTATTAGTAGGAACTTCGAACACATAGCCGACTGGAGAATTCATCATAGAGTTCACAGGGATGACTTCGTACAGCATTATGACTCTCTAGTTAAGCAGATGATGAAGGAGGCAAGTGAATTCGCAAAGAAGAATGGAACGGATGAGCGACAGCAGCAGGAAGCGATCCTGAAACACTTGGATAATGTACTCGTTCTAAAGGCTAAGGATGGAGCATTTGGAGCAGATCCAGCAGCACAGCAGGAATGGGTCCGTATGCTAAAGGCGGCTGCTGAGCAAATTGCAAAGGGTAAGAAGACGACGAAATCGACATATCACGTCACTAAAGCAATGAACGTGCCCAGGAGATCGGCGCGCCATCGTTAGCGATGCAACCCGGTCGCCGAAGCGGCCGCGAACGTCTGAGCCCCTTGAATGGCTCGATTAGACTTTCTAAGTAGGAAGTGCCATGGATCCTCGTTACGCCGCTGCGCTGAAACGACTCGAGGCTGGGGTCCCGGCGCCGTGGAGTTCAAGTGGTAGCTATATAGAGGATCTGCGACGACAGTGGAGCCCTTCGCATCACAACACATTTGAACGCGCGATGCAGTTCCGCATGCGCGAGCAGGAGCATCTGGCAAGTGTGAAGGAGGAGAGAGATGACCTACACATGCAGCTCAGAGACGCCAGAATGGAAAGATTGAAGATGCAGCACAAACTAGAAATGGAAATTTCCAATTTGAAGCTACTTAATGGCAGGCGCTCCAGGGATCGCAGCGTTGGCACTGGGGGGTCTGGTCCTATACGAGTTCAGCCGCCGACAGACGGCGTCGGACCTCACGAAGAGCAGCGTGCAGCAGAACAGCAGCACGACCACGCGGCAGCGCAACCTTGCGGAGATGGATCACCCAGCGAATCACCAGATCTGGGTGGACACGCCAGTGAACACAGTGTTGGAGAACGGCCCGACGGGGCAGACACTGTCGCAGGTGTACCGCCAGCAGAGGGCGCAGTACGTGAAGGAGGCGAGTGCTAGTCCGGGGGTGAATTTAGTAGCTCACATGGTGGCGTAGGCTTTTTCTGAATATATGTAGCAGTAGAAACCATGCCGCAACTTCAGATTAATCAGGGTCCTCAGGATGCACTTCTGTATGACAACTCGCGCTCCTACTTCACGAATGTCGGCTACGTCCGCACCTCTAACTTCCAGATGGAGCTTCGCGACGTTGACTCGCAGAACCAGGCCAAGCTCGGATCGACCGTCCAGTTCGTCATTCCGAAGGCCGCTGACTTGCTTGGGCCGGTTGATCTCTTGCTGACGACGACGGTACCAACTGCTGGCGCTGAATCCGGCCATCACTCCTCCTGGGTCAAGAAGTTCGGCTTTGCGTGTATCGAGCAGATTACCTTCTCTGTCGGCTCGCATGACATCGAGAAGATCAGCGGCGAGCAGCTTGACATCATCAACGAGCTCATGCGTGACGACGAGTCACGCTACACGAGCATTATCGGCAACACTACTGAGGCTTATCCGACGGCTAGTGGTTCTCTGCTGCTTACTGATACTGATGGAACCACCTATGGTACCGCTTGCTCGTTCATTGTCCCACTCGGCCTCTTCTTCACGAAGCACCCGTCGCAGTATTTCCCACTTGCGGCGATTGCGGGCTGCAACGATGTGCGCATCTCGATCCGCTTCCGCCAGAAGAACGATCTGATCCACGCGACATCGGGCATCACTGTGAACAGTGTTAACGCTGATCTCGATTCGTCACTATGCAAGCTGCGTTGCCACTACATTCACGTTACGGGTCCAGAGGCCACCACGCTCATGAACAAGGAACATGTCCGCCTGCTCAAGCTGTGGCACCACGATAGCAAGTCCATTGGAGATGGTGATACGAGGTGCAGCTTGGACCTTTCCTTCCTGCACCCAGTCAGTGAGCTTATCCTCGTCCTGCGCCAGAATGCTAAGGTTTCTGGAAGCGACCACGATGTTCGTGACTTCTTCACGTACGAGACGAACATGACCAACTTCAGCCTTACGCTCAACGGGCAGGAGCGCCACCCGTCGTTGAGCAATGGCATCGACAAGAAGTATCTTCAGGAGCGCCTCATGCCAATGCTCCACAGCAACACGTCGGTGAACCACCCGACGCCAGTCTCAGCAACTGTAAACACTGACAACTTGACCATTACAACTGATATTAGCGGCACCGGTGAAACCCCCAACAACGTTAATGCTGTTATTGGGGGCAACGCCACTGTCAGTGTCAACAACAGTCTGAGCGAGCTTCTCGATCGCAAGGAGATCATTGTGTACCCGTTCTCTCTCAACCCAGAGGGCTCTAACCCGGCTGGCGCCGTCAACTTCTCGAAGGTGTCACACGCCAGGCTGACTGTCGACATGACTGCTGTTAGTGGCGAGCACACGTTGGATGTGTATGCTGTGTACTACAACTGGCTGCAGATTAAGGATGGCCGCGCGCTCACGAGCTTCGCGTAATTAATCTAACTCACTAGGCGTGTATGGATGACCAAATCCTTCAGCTACTAACCACGCTCGGCGAGGCCACGGGTATTACTGGCCTAGTCGCAGCGACGATAGCTCTGCTACTTAAAATGATAAGGAAGAATGGCTGCACCTGCAGCGTTTTCAGTTGCTCCGGATCACAGCTCTTCCTCCTTGATTGTGAGAAGGGCGCCCCGGGCAAGCGTCACAAAATAGAGGGGTCAACTGAGGACTCCTCCAGTGTCTGATACTTTCTAAAAATAGGTAAAGTGCTCAATGAGCTACGTAATAGCAATAGACGTGGGCGTCAAGAACCTGGGCGTCTGCATTTTTGATTTTAGATCTGCAAAGATAGTAGAGTGGTCGAATGTCGACCTAGTTGCGCGCGGGCCGTATGTGCCACAGCACAACGTCTCCTACGTGCGCACCTTCATTCAACGCTTCAAACCGTATTTCGACGACATGTTCGCACTCGTTGTGGAGAAACAGATGCGGATGAACATGCGCATCATAGAGAGCGTACTGGAGGCCCTCTTCTTCGAGCAGTGCATCCGAGTCAGCCCGAGGTCGGTCAAGGTTCACTACGATATTAGCACGAAGAACTACACCAGTAACAAGCGCAAGGCGGTGGAGTGGGCTACACAGTTTGTCTCTAATAACTCCTGCACCTTCGAACCCAGCCTCGTAGACAAGTTCCTAGCTGCGAAGAAGCAGGACGACTACTCTGATGCACTGCTGTTGCTCATGTACTACCTAGATACATATTCCAATCAGCTTACTACGGCCGTGCCAGACTTTGTGCATGTCCTCCTTTAAGGGTGATCAGCGCTACCGCTCTCACGTCGATGATGCTCCATATGACTCGCCTAGCAGCGAAGAGCATGAGGAGGAGTTGGTCAAACCTCCAGTCAAGTATTTCCACACATTCGTGGAAGAGTGGTACGAGGAGATAGAGAGGATGTATACTGCCTACATGGATACCGGCAGGGAGGTGTTTGGGGGGGCGTTCTTCCAACTTGGCACCATCGCAGATTTCGCGGCTCACATCTGGCAGTTTACACAGCCGGGTGAGTTGCGCACTCTTTCTAGACGCCCAGGTAAGAGTACCAATGAGCCCTTGGATCGTTGGACTTGGAGCAGCAGCACTCTACCTATTCAATAAGAATACGCAACTCGTGGGCCGCCTCGAGCATGCAGTTGACCAGTATTATGACGCGGCAACTCCGGCCACCGACGGTGTGACCTCAGCCGAAATTAGGGCGACACGCGCGGTGCCAGACGCTTACCACACTTACGGGGACATGAACGCGGCGGCTCCGAAAGAGCGCCAGCTCGAGCTGGAGGCGAGGCGCGCGCAGGCAGCAGAGGAAGTCGAGCAATTCAATTCCCCGAATTGCGCCTTGCCGAAGATTGAGGGCGTGGTGATGCAGTTTGATCGTCGCGGGATTTAGCTAGACGCTGCTTGTGTGCCTCACGATTGCGCTCGCACCGTGTCTCATACGATTCCTTATTCTTAGCCTCATACTGCTGTGCCTGCATGTAGAGGCGACGAGCGTGCTCCTGGGCTGCATAAGCTTCTCGACTTGCGCGAAATCCAGGCACGTACTTGTCCTGCATGTGCAAATACCAGCTATCAAGGTCCCTGCCC